CAAAATCCTTTTGCTTACTTTACGCAGATCATTCATTATGCGTTTCTCCGCAGGATCCAAAGAGAGAAACGTCAACTAGAAATTAAAAACAAGATCATTGAACGGTCTGGTTACAGTGAAGTGTTTGATGATAGCAACACTCTTGACGGACCTAATCATTCTGAGTACAATAGCATCAAAGATGCTGTGCATTCCAAACTTCGTTATTGATGAAAGTAGCAATTATCACTGACCAGCACTTTGGGTGCAGAAAGAATTCAAAACTTTTTCATGATTATTTTTTAAAGTTCTATAATGACATCTTCTTTCCATATTTGGAAGAAAATGGAATTACAGAAGTGATTGATATGGGTGACACCTTTGATAGTCGAAAGGGAATTGATTTTTCTGCACTAGCATGGGCAAAGGATAATTATTATGATCGTTTAAAAAAATTAGGAATTAAAGTTCATACTATTGTTGGAAATCACACTGCATATTACAAAAACACAAATGATGTGAATGCAGTTGATTTGTTGCTTAGAGAGTATAATAATGTTGACATTTACTCAAGAGCTACAGAAGTAAATATTGGTGGACTTGACACACTGTTTATTCCCTGGATTACTACCGACAATGAAAAAGAAACTTTCAAACTTATTAAAAAGACAGATTGCAAGGTCGCGATGGGGCACCTTGAACTCCAAGGATTTAGAGTTAATAAACAAGTCGTCATGGATCATGGTCATGAGAGCAAGTTATTTGAGAAGTTCTCCCATGTCTTCAGCGGGCACTACCATACTAGATCGGATGATGGTAGAGTCTTCTATTTGGGAAACCCCTACGAAATGTTCTGGTCAGATGTCGGTGATCGGAGAGGATTCACCATCTTTGATACAGAAACTCTTGAACATTTTCCAGTAAATAATCCTTATCGACTTTTCTACAATATCTACTACGAGGACACCAATTATCAAACGTTTGATACTCGTGAATATGAGAATAAAATTGTAAAGGTAATTGTTCGTAAGAAGAGTGATAGTAAAAAATTTGAAAAGTTTATTGACAAACTTTATTCTGCTAATATTGCGGACTTAAAAATTGTAGAGAATTTTGTCCTTGAAGAGTCTGAAGACTTTGAGGCATTTGAATCTGAAGATACTCTTTCTATCTTGAATAGATATATTCAGGAAGCAGAAATTAGTCTTGATAAGTCAAAAATTCAAAACATCATGAGATCAACTTATCAAGAGGCATGTGAGTTAATCTAAAATGTATATCTTAACAGTTTATGGAAAAGAAACCGAGGGTGCATATTCGGTAGAAAATAATGATGGAGAGCAAATTTTATATTTGTTTGAAGTTGAAGATGACGCTATGAGATATGCTATGATGTTAGAGGACGATGGTGGTCCAGAAATGCATGTCATAGAAGTAGAAGATGATATAATGTTAAAGACTTGTGAACTGCATGATTGCAAATACACAATTATTACAAAAAACGACCTTGTTATTCCACCTGAAGTAAGTCATGATTTTATTTGAGAAGATCCGTTGGAAAAATTTTCTTTCTACGGGTAATCATGAAACTGAAATCAATTTTCAAAACCACTCTACAAATTTGATCATAGGCACTAATGGTGCTGGTAAGAGTACACTACTTGATGCTCTTACATTTTCATTGTTTGGTAAACCGTTTCGTAAAATTAACAAACCACAACTTCCCAACTCTATTAATGAAAAGGATTGTCGAGTAGAAGTTGAGTTTTCTGTCAATAATACAAGTTGGAAAATTGTGCGTGGCATCAAACCAAATGTGTTTGAGATTGAACGTGATGGAAATGTTTTGAATCAAGATGCTGCAGCACTAGATCAGCAAAAGTGGTTGGAACAGAATGTTCTGAAGATGAACTACAAGTCTTTCACCCAGATTGTTATTCTGGGAAGTAGCACCTTTGTTCCGTTTATGCAACTGTCTGCAGCAAATCGTAGGGACGTGATTGAAGACCTGCTTGACATTCGTATTTTTTCTAGTATGAATTCTGTCATTAAAGAAAAAATTCGACTTGTAAAGGAAGAACTTAAGGTTCTTGAACTTAAGAAAGAATCTTTGACTGATAAAGTTCAGATGCAACAGAACTTTATTGATGATATTGAGAATCGTAGTAAAGAAAATATTCAAGAAAAAGAACAAGGAATTGAAAAGATTCTGATTGAAGAAAATAATTTCATGAATAAGAATGAAGAACTGAATGTTGAAGTTCAGGAACTTCAATCTAAACTTGAAAAGTATAGTGGTGCTTCAAAGAAACTCCGTGAACTTGGTAATCTCAAGGGTAAGATTTCTAACAAAGTGTCAACCATTACAAAGGAACATAAATTTTTTACAGAAAATACGGTATGCCCCACTTGTACACAGTCGATTGAAGAAGACTTCAGAATAAATAAAATTGAAGATGCTCAAAATAAAGCAAAGGAGTTGCAATCTGGTTACTTAAAACTAGAGGAGGCAATTAAAAACGAGGAAGAGCGAGAGCATCAATTTTCTACTCTATCGAAGGAGATTACATCCCTAACGCATGGCATTTCTCAAAACAATATTAAGATCTCTGGATGTCAACGACAAATCAGAAATCTGGAATCGGAAATTCAAAGAGTTGCCGATCAACTTGCAAACAGAAATACTGAGTATGAGAAGTTAGAGACCTTCAAAAACAACTTAAGAGAAACCTACGACGATCTCGCATCTAGACGGGACACTATTAACTATTACGATTTCTCGTATAGTCTCCTAAAAGACGGTGGAGTAAAAACTAAAATTATCAAGAAGTATCTTCCTTTGATCAATCAACAGGTCAATCGGTATCTTCAACTGATGGATTTCTATATTAACTTTACTCTTGATGAAGAGTTTAACGAAACCGTCCAGTCCCCCATTCACGAAGACTTTTCTTATTCTTCTTTCAGCGAGGGAGAGAAAATGAGAATTGATCTAGCACTCTTGTTTACCTGGAGAGAGGTAGCAAGGATGAAGAACTCTGTCAACACTAATCTGTTGATTATGGATGAGGTGTTTGATAGTTCATTGGATGGAGTTGGCACAGAAGATTTCTTGAAGATTATCCGGTATATCATCAAAGATGCAAACATCTTTGTTATCTCTCATAAAGAATCTCTTCACGACAAATTTGACCAGGTAATTAGGTTTGAAAAGCATAAGGGATTCTCACGTTTAGTTTCTTAAAGAAAAATTAATAATTTGTAAATTATTACTCAACTTCATTAAAAATTAGAAATGTTTCTGTTTCCTGACTAGATAGTGTAGAATTGGAGAAACGAATGAATTAAAACTTCTTCGTTATTTTTTGTCCACAGCATGGAGGACATCATGCACAATCTTATTTCATATAATCAGTTGGCGGGTTGGAAGCAAAGCATCCATCGATTGACTAAAACACTAGACCATACCATGGAGGAGTCTGATTTACTAAACGACTATTACGACTGCCTAATAGAATGCAGCGATGACCAAGCATCATGCAAAAGAATTTGCCGAAGCATTCTTGCCTGACCACCTGTAGACAATAGGAGAACTGTCACTAAGTGCCCTCTGCTTCGGCAGGGGGTTTAGTATTATAAGGACATCCGAAACAAACGTATGGCAGTTCAACAAGAAATCAAATCTCAACTTGCTAAACTCCTTGCCACTGAGGACTTGATTGTTGAGCACAAGAATTGTGAGACTGCATCATTCAATGTCCACACTCGTTTGCTTACCCTTCCTATGTGGGATAAAGCAAGCAATACTGTTTATGATTTGTTGGTAGGACATGAGGTAGGTCACGCATTGTTTACACCTGACGAAGATCCTCCGGCACATGTTCCTTTTCAGTTTGTCAATGTTGTAGAGGATGCTCGCATTGAAAAAATGATGAAACGCAAGTATCCTGGTCTTGCAAAAACATTTTTTAAAGGATATCAAGAACTAAATGAAGAAGACTTCTTTTCTATTTCTGATGGGGATGTTACTGATTTTAATCTTGCTGACCGTGCAAATCTATACTTTAAGGTCGGTAATTTTGTAGACATTTCTTTCACCGAAGAAGAGGTTACAATCATTCGTATGATTGAAGGTTGTGAAACCTTTGAGGATGTTGTTCGTGTTGCTGAGATTCTTCACAACTATTGTAAGAAAAAGAAAGAAGATAAACCTGAAGTTTCAATGCCTTCTCAGTCAGACGAGGCACAAGTTTCACCTGATTCTGAATCTGAGCAACAGATTGAGGATACTGATGAGCAGGGAACTGAAACTCCTGAACAGCAACCAATCAACGATGATTCATCGTCTGATATTGATGATATTGCAATTGATGATATTGAAGTACGAACTGCTGATGCACTGAGTGATAACATCAAGGATTTGATTCGTGATGCTTTGTATGAGAATAATTATGTTGAGATTCCTAATCTAGATTTCAAATCTGTTGTTGTTAATAACACCGACATTCATGAGTACTGCAATAAACATTATGATCGTTATCATGAGTTTCCTGAAACCTTTGATGAACCTGACAAGATGTTTGTTGAATTCAAACGTTCTGCTCAAAAGGAGGTGAATTACCTTGTCAAAGAATTTGAGTGTCGCAAATCTGCTGCTGCTTATTCTCGTTCTTCTGTGGCTCGCACTGGAGTGCTTGATTGCAGCAGACTCCATACCTACAAATACAACGAAGATCTTTTCAAGAAAGTCACCGTTCTCCCAGAAGGTAAGAACCATGGACTAATTTTTGTTCTTGATTGGTCCGGTTCTATGTCATCAGTTATGACTGATACATGTAAGCAACTGTTTAATTTGATTTGGTTCTGTAAGAAAGTTTCTATCCCTTTTGAGGTATATGCTTTCTCTAATGAATGGAATCATAATCACTATGATGAGAATGGTAATTCAATTGTTCCGCCTATCACATCTCATTACGTAAAGAAGGAAAATCTTCTTTCTGTTGATGATAGGTTCTCAATGCTCAACATTCTTACTAGTAAGATTTCTGGTAAAGAACTAGAAAAGCAAATGAAAAATATCTGGAGACTTGCATATGCATTTGGTCGGTCATATCAAGTGCGGTATTCTTGGCCAGAACGTCTTTCTCTTTCAGGCACTCCTCTGAATGAGTCTCTGGTAGCACTTCATACCATCCTCCCTAAGTTTCAGAGAGAGAATAAACTACAAAAAGTTCAGTGCATTGTTCTGACTGATGGTGAGGCAAATCAATTGTCTTACCATACAGAAATTAAAACTGGTCGATCTGAACCTTACATCGGTAACCGACGTTGTGATTGTGAATGCACTTTCCTTCGTGATCGTAAACTAGGAACTACCTACAAGTTTGGTTGGGGATATCATGAATTTACTAAGACTATGCTTCGTAATCTTAAAGATAAGTTTCCTCAGGTAAACTTCATTGGCATCCGTGTTATTGAAGGTCGCAATATCAATGGTTTCATTAAGTTGTTTTATTCCTCTTATAATGAGGTTAATAAACTGCAGCAGGAATGGAGAAAGACTCGTAGTATCTGTATCAAGGATTCTGGATATGATGCGTATTTTGCACTCTCCAGTAGTTCTTTGTCTCAGGATTCATCATTTGATGTTGATGATGGCGCAACTAAAGCAAAAATCAAATCTGCTTTCGTTAAGTCTTTGAAGGTCAAGAAACTAAATAAGAAAGTTCTGGGAGAATTTATTTCACTGGTAGTATGACAAAGGAAAAAGATTGGAGAGAGATTGCTAAAGCATCTGAAAAGGATCCTAAGGTGATTGATATCTTAGAGAATGGTCCTAGATCTCTCACCCAGGCATGGTTGTTACAAGCAATGAGATATAAGTATGGACAGTCTGAGAACTGACACAAGGGGGTCTACAAGACCCCCTTTCTGCTTTATAATTACTTTGTTGAAACGAACCACACAATGTCCCGCATCAAAATGACCGACGATCAAATTATTCAAGATCTTCAAGACCAGTATGGTGCTAAGATTACCTCTGGTGAGGTCAAGGCATATTGTCAGATGAATGATCTGTCCTATCCTACTGTGACTCGTCGTCTTGAAAATTTCAAGGTTGGTCGTGGTAAGTGGGATCTCACAGTTAAAGAAAAACTTGAGCAGTCTTTCCAAGCACCTGCTGCTCTACCTGCTGTAGAACAAAACCTTATTCCTCAGAAAGATGATTCCTTCGTCCAGTTTGGCAATTTTGGTGACGTTAAAAAAATTATTAAGTCCGGTCTCTTCTACCCTACGTTTATCACGGGTCTCTCGGGCAATGGTAAAACG